AACATACACACTAGTTGGTGCCACTTTAAGTCCAGATCCTCTTGATGTAAAGCTTAAGGCAGTAATAGCACCATTTGTAATAGTTGCAGATGCGGATGGATTTGTTGTAGTAAATGTTCCACCCTCAAAATAAACAGGTGCGGTTCCATTAGGAGATCCATCGGATGCTGAATAATTTGAACCACCAAGACCTGTTAATGTTGTTAGTTGTCCTAAATTTACAGCTTTAATTGCCAATGGGTTTTGTGCAGTGTATCCACCAACACCTACAACTCTACAAATAGTTGCAGTTCCTGCTTCTCTTAAATAGTTTTGCACCGCCAATGGTGTATAGTAGGTATCATCTACTATTCCGAAAAGAGTTTCAAATTCGGTTTGTGTATTTACAACTGTTGGAACTGCAGGTCCTTCTTTGAAAGGTCCTATAAAAGCTGCTCCTATTTCGGATACTCCTTGTTGTAAAAATGAAAGGTCGTTCTCTCTTGTAAAAACGCCTGGTGATACAATTTTCTCTGCCATGTTATTTTAATTATTGATTAATTACAATTAGTATTTCTAATGTATAAATATATTTTTTATTTTCAAAACAACAAATTATACTTTATATGTTGGTGAGAAATAATCATATACTTGATCAACTTCCGTTGATGTTTGAATTCTATTATAAAATAGAACAGGGCCAATCTGACCATTCCAAAAACTACTAAATGCATCATTACCACCAACTACTATATAATTTGTACTTGTAGGTGCCGATATTGTTGCCGATGCTGTTAATGTACCAACTGCTACACCATCAACATAAAATTGTGGTGCCACTCCACTACCAAATGTTACCGATATTAAATACCAAACATTACTAGATAGTGATGTTGTAACTTGTGCGGAATCTCCCAATGGTGTTGAATAGAATTTTAATCTATTTAATGTTGAACTATCACTTGATTCTATTGCAAATCCGTAGTTTGCATTATAATCAAATAACCTTCTAGTCGATGTTCCCAATGTAGTTGTTGGTCTTACCCACATATGTATTGTACCTGCCGTTATATTAAACTCCGAATATCCACCATTTATATTAGATGTAGTATCTTTGTAGAATATTTGATTAGTTCCATTTAGTGCGTAATAATAATCCTTTCTAGTTGCACCACCATTATTATATGATGGACTACCCTGTCCTAATCCACCCTGTCCACCAGGTCTTACACCCGTATTCCATCCTGCCAAATCCATCCAATCGACAGTTGGTGTTCCTGTAGATGGTAATCCGGCAGTAAATGATGAGGCCTTTGAAGGATCCAAATACATTCTTAATCCAGGATATGGTATGTTTGGTTGGGTTGTTGTTCCTTTATTATGTGAAATAAATCCATTAGATATATAAACGTCTGCTGTTTCTACATTTAAAGTTACAATTTCTACATCTTCAAATAATAATTCAATATCTACAATTTCAACTTCTTCTAACAGACCATCTACTCCGTATCTTATTAGTTTATCACCAATAATTACATCACATATATTTTTAAATCTGTATTTATCTATTTGCGAATCCCAAACATATATTGGGTGAAATTCTGTTGCTTTTATTAATCCGTTATTTAATGAATAATATGCATCTGCGAAATCAAATGTAATGTTTTCTATTGCTACATTCTGTTCACTTCCTTGTAAATTTTCCAATAAATGCATTCTCCAATCAACACTATTTGTGTTCAATGGTAAATCTTCATCAGGCAATCCATCTGGTACCCATGCTTTTACAATATCCCCAACTTTTAAATCTTCTACATTAATCTCACTACCATCTTCCAATTGAATTTGTGTACCAAATAGTAAACAAAAATCGGGTTGGTTTATGGTATTGTAAACATCTACCGCATATAATGTTTTTAAAGTTGAAACGGCGTGATTTGTTGCGTTTATATTATAAAAATCCGCATATGCCATAGTTAAGACCGCTGATGATCCTGTGTATGGTGCTGGTTGTTGTGCAGCTGCTTTTATATTAAAAGAAGGTGATGCACCCAATGATGAACTCGGAACTGTGAAGTTTGCGTTATTGAATGAACAAGTGTAGTTATTTGCAACTATACCAACTTTACTTCCATGTCTTGTACCTGGAGATGTAAATGTAAATGTAGCATTTTCACTTGTATCTTCTACAATGTATGTAAATGCCGGTGGTGTGACGGTTACGGAATCAATTGCGAATTCACTAAATGCAATATTTGATCCTCCACCGGCCAAACCATTTAAAGTAACAACTTGTGATGTTCTAGCTGACCCACTTATTGCTCTATATAAATTTCCTAATGATAAATTGGTTTTTGGCATATTATACTATTCTCCGTTATAAATATTTAAAAGTTTTTGTTTCCATCCTTCTTTATCCGAAAAGTGTGTAATCATCCAATTTTTAAGCTTTTCAAACTCTCTTTTACGGGTTTCATAATCATCTTCGCATATTGTTTTGTATGTTTGTTCAAATGATTCTTTGTCAAATGCTTTGTATTTGTAATCAAGTGGTACATGCCAATTTTCGTGTAGTATTGGAAGTTTACCCCAATCCACTGCTTCAAATATTCCATATCCAAATGGTTCAAATTCAAAGCAAGAGTGAGATACTCCCCAGTCCATTTGATAAAATCTTTCTTTATTTTTATGTTTAAATTTATAAACTTTTGAATTTTCAAATTTGTATCCATATTTTTCTCTATAATATATGTTAAAGGTATCTGAATTTGTAAAGATGTATGATTCTAAATCTTTTATAAATTCCAAATTCTTTCTACCCTCTGCTCTAGCTGCGAATCCAATTTTTGTACTCGTATTTATTTCTGATTTTTGTGAAAATTCGTAATAATTGGAAATAAAATGTAAATTTTCGGTTTGGTATGGAAAATCATACAATCCTATCCAAATTTTATTTTTTATTTTATCTATTAATTCACTTTCCCATTCCCAATCACCATACCAATGTAAATAATTAGTTTTTTCTTTTTGAGCTATTAATGATATTTTTGTTAAGTTATGAAAAACAATCGAATCTATATCATTTATATTATTGTATATTCCGGTTGTTGGTGTATAATGTCCATGTAATATATGAATTTTTCTGGCAGATTTTAATATACCATCTATCTTTGCTTCATCTATCTCCCATACATGATCAATGTTTATTGGATAATCTTCGTAATTTTTTGGTTTAGTTCTATGAAACAATAATAGAGGTTTGGTATCTAAATGTGGAGCAACCTCATTTATCCAATTTGTAACCCACATATCAGCACCACTATTAAACCAAGGACCTCCTGCAGTTGTGTAGTAAACATCATACATGAACTATAAACCCTTTTGTTTTTTTAATTGTTCAATTTCTATTTCTAAAGATTCCATTTTTAATTGCTGCTCTTTTATACCTTCAATTAATAGTGCAACTATTTTGTCGTATTTTACAGCCAAATACCCACTTTCTCTCTGTGTTACAAGTTCAGGTAATACCTCTTGTATTTCTTGTGCAATTACACCGACATCATGTCCTACGAACCCATGTAATTCCTGATTCGGTATCCAATCAAATTCAACACCACTTATTTTTCTAATTTTTTGAATTGGATTATCAATTGGTCTTACATTATTCTTAAATCTTTTATCCGATGTTGAGAATGCAACAATGTCATTTGATGCATCTATTCTACCATTTGTTAAAGATGGGGTTATGTTACCAACTGCCAATGAGCCAGAGATTGATACTGATCCCGAAAAGGTTTGTGCACCTTGAAACGAATTTGATCCTGTTGTTGCGTATGATCCTGTTCTTGCATTTAAAGATGCACTATTTGCGTTCAATGCACTTAAACTACCATTTGCAGATGATGTAAAAGTATTTAGTGCATTTATACTTGTCTGCTGTGATGCAGAACTTGCATTATGATTAAATATACTCGTACTAACCGATGCTGTAAAAGTATGTATATTTACTATACTAATATCGACAGATGCCGATTTAGTTTCTAAATTAGTAAGTCTTGTACCTGCTGATGCGGTGAATGTATTTAATGATGCGGTACTATTATTTAATGCATTTATACTCGTCTGCTGCGATGCGGAACTTGCGTTTAAATGAAAGATACTACTACTTACAGAAGTTGTATATGCATTTATATTAAATATACTTGTACTCACCGATGCGGTGAAAGTATGTATATTTGCAATATTAATATCTACCGATGCTGATTTAGTTTCTAAATTAGTTAATCGTGTTGCTGCGGAAGATGTAAATGTGTTTAGTGAGGCACTACTATTATTTAATCCATTTATACTTGTCTGCTGGGATGCGGAACTTGCATTTAGATGAAATATACTACTACTCACCGAAGTAGTGTATGCGTTAATATTAAATATACTTGTACTTACTGATGCTGTAAAAGTATGTATGTTGGATATACTGATGTCAACCGATGCTGACTTGGTTTCTAAATTAGTTAACCGTGTACCTGCAGATGCGGTAAAAGTATTTAACGAAGCGGTGCTATTGTTTGTACTACTATAAAATGTAGAAATATCCACTCCATCAACGGTTCCTGCAACCCATATTGCCGATGCAGATATAAATGATGATGCCGAAATGGATGCTGGTGTGAAAAATGATTGTGTATTAGCATATGTTGCTAATGTTATATCTCCCGTATCTCCACCTACCTGTAAGGTTTGAATAGAAGTATTAATGAATGGTTCTCCAAATACTAATGAACCCGATTTTTGTGATGCCGTACCACGTCTAAATTTAAGTGCCATCTAGTTTACCTTCTTTTTAGTCCGTTGTTAATTATATATGTTATTTATTTTCTAATTTATCTATTTTTGCATTCAATTCTTTAATTGCTTCTATTAATAGTGGTACAATCTTTTCGTAATTAACTGCTTTATAGCCTGTTTCTCTTTCGGTAACCGCTTGAGGTAAAACTTTTTCAATTTCTTGTGCTATCACTCCGATATCGTTTCCTTTATGAGAATGTATTGTTTCAAATCCTTCTTTCCAATCATATGTGTTACCACTAATCATTTCAACTTTTGTTAATGCATTTTCTATTGGTTGAATATTTTCTTTCAATCTCTCATCGGATGAATAAAATGCAACAATATCTCCTGTTGCTCTTATTTCTCCCGCTACCGTAGTTGGTGCGGTTCCTATTCCAATTGAATTGAATTGTACATCTGATGAGGTTGTCAATCCACTAGCCAATGCTGATAGTGTTCCAGCAGATAATGTTAAATCTATACCAATTTGCCCACTCGTGTCACTAACTGCTGTAACGGATCCTCCACCACCAAATGATGATGTTGCTGCTAATACTGTCCTATTGCTTGCATTTCCAACCCAAACATATCCGTTTGGTATTGATGCACTAAAATTACCATACAAATCAACATTACCAACCATTGGAACATTCATTGCCAATAAATCGTATGGTGCTACGGTTGATCCACTTCCAAATTGTATAGTACCTTTTGCATTATTTAAATATAATTCACCCTCTACCAATGTTGGTGAAGCTGGATTACTACCTCTTCTTAATTGAAATATAGTGGCCATCTACCTATTAATGTTTTGTATAAATATCTTTTAATTATAAAATAAGTTATTGTGATTTACCTTTTAATGATATTATGGTATCAAATTTGGTAAACACCGCATCTGTGTTCCCTGTAAACGATCCATCGTTGTATCCACCTATACATATTTTTCCACCACCCAAATAAAATACACAAGTTGCATTCTCGTTTGCACCTGTTCCTACTTGATATTTTTTATATGTTCCGGTATTCAAATCTAATAATCCCAAAAATATATCATTATTTCCATATATCGTTGAATCATCAGAAAATACACCTAAAGTTTTACCAACAATTGCTATTCTATTATCGGACAAATATACAGAAGGACTACCATCGTTTGATAATATTTCATCCAAATTTGTACCGGCTTGATAAGATGATGTTGACCATAGAGAACTACTATAATTAAATTTAATAACACCAATATCAACGCCACCCGCTGCTGATGCATCGGAGGTAATTTTATCTGCTGTCTCGTACACTATTGCGATTTCATTATTACCAACGTCGTGTACATTTACTGCCCTATCATCTGCCAATGATCCTGTCTGATAATAATTTATTATATCTGTGATTGGATTATATATTCCTAAAAATAAATCATATCCTCCCTGATTTGCTCCACCCAATGTACCCGTCGTTCTACCAACAAATGCAATACTACCACTACCATTACTTATTTCCGTTGCAGCATAAACCTCTTCATCGGCTGAAGTTCCATTTTGATAAAACTCCCATTCCTCCGTTGTTGGGTTAAATCGTGTTAAAATATAATCATAAACACCGGTACCACCCAAATTATTTTTTGCAATTTCTCCTGATGTTTGTCCTGTAACAAATATATCACCACTTCCACTCATTATTAAAATATCATATCCAAAAAAGTTTCCGTCATCAGCTACACCATCTCCGGCTGCTCCGAATTGGTAAAAGGTGAACAAATCATCTATATATTCTGCGGATGGATATTGATCCGTTAAATCTAATTTATGCTCCTCTGTATTTTTATGTTGTTGTAAATCCTCTAAATTTATTTTTGCTATAAACATATCCCATATAGTGGCCCCATCATATATCTCTTCACTATATACACCATTCGTTGATTCAAAACTACCACTAACAAGTACTAATGTACCTGTATTATTTGACGGTGATGATATGGTTCCCAATGATCCTGTTACTAAATTTGTTGCTAATGAACTTGATGCATACCACATTTGCATTCCTGGAAATCCTTCTAAATGGTAGTTTCCTGTTCCGAATCCACTTTTATCACTTCTAAATAAAAAAGTTCTTCTTCCATCCGAATGCGATTCCGACCAACCAACACTTATAATATTATTATTTGTTACATCATTTGTTATTGATAATAATTTTTCATCATCGGTATGTCCTAATGTGTTTGTCCACAATCGATTTCCATTATTATCAAACTTAACAATTACCCCCTCTGCACCACCTTGTCCTTCCAACGATGCACTGGTAAATCCAACTGCGTAAACATATCTATTTTCACTATCCACATTATAAGGTTCCACTTCAACCGAATTAAATGATGCAGACGTTAAATTTCTACCCCATATTTTTGTAGATTGAAATGAACCGGCATCTTCATCTACTACAAATTTTAAAGCAAACCCGTTATTACCATCTTTACCAACCACAACATATCTTGGTCCTGTCAACGAACCCAATCCTCCTGCTGCAGATGCACTTTCTGTATTTTTTATATCGTATGCAATACTTGCAGTTGTTCCTGTTGAGTATGTTTGCGACCACTTTATCATATTTCCCGTAGGTTGTACCTGTCCTTTTGCAAACTTTGCCTTTGATGGTGTAGCACTATCTCTACCGGCCAATAAGAAAAATCCATCAGTTTCACTATCGGATTTTCTAACTTTATTTACCACAAAATCAGAATATGTATTTTGTTCTACTATTCCACCATTTTGGTTTAAAACTAAAACCGTAGTCGATGATCCACTAACAACGGGAACCACAAGATACTCCGTTGATGATTTGGTGATAACATCTATTGATGATGCGTATTGATTTGCGGATGTACCATATGCTCTAGACCAAACAACACTTCCACTATTATTTAATTTAGTAACAAATGCATCAACTCCTCCGGATCCTGTATCTCTAGTAGATGCTGCTATATAAATACTTCCAGATGAATCCAATGCCATTGCTGATCCTGTGTTTGCTGATCCTGATGCATTTATATTTTTTTGCCAAACCAAATCAAAGTTATAATTATATTTTGCTGTTATAATATTTTCATTTGTATTATGATATCCAACAACATGTTGATTTCCCTCCGAATCTATTTTAATATCATCCCATTGTAAAGAATTTGGACCATCTATTATGCCTCTACCAAACCCATGTACTTTTATATCACGTTTTTCTGCAAGATATCCTTTAGTATATCCTGTCATCCATAATGTTTTATTAGATACATCTTCAACAATTGATGTAAAATATTCATCACCTGGTGTTCCAGCTGCGTAAAATTCATCACGTTCTCCCTCTCTCTGTGGGTATATTGCCATTAATAAATCTTTCCCTCCAACATTACCTTCATTACTTTCGGTATTTCCTACAAAAACAATTCGTCCATCATCTAATTGTAATCCATCATAAAAATACCCATCACCGGTAGTATCACTTTCCTTTCTATCTATGAATTGGGGA